TCGAAGAGTTGAGTGTTAGCAGCTCCTTCAAGTGACTGTTCAACTGTGAGGAACAGTCTTCTGACGTTGATTCTGTCAAACGCGGAAGCATAACCCAGTGCTGTCTTATCACCAAACAGTACAGTACCTGCACCTCTTTGTGTAATAATCGAGTTGATTCTAGAACCATAAAGTTGATCTCTTTGGTTCTTAGTTGGATTGTATGCAAGTTTTACTGCGTTATTAAGAACACCTCGCTGGAGACCAGCAGGTGAGAACCAAGGATAAGCCTCGATTGAAGTTCTGACACACAGACCAGCAACGTCACCGTTAGTTGGGATATAACGGAATTGATTGTTAAATCTATCAAATGTATACTTGTATCCAGTATCTAGGATTGCATACGATGAAGATGAGATAGGTGCATAGAATCCCAGAATGTTGTTTGTCTGAGTAGTTGAATTCGTGACATTAACAACATTTTCTCTATGTGGAGAGATTGTAGCAACACAATCTTTTCTATCTTCAGCAATAGAAATCAAAAGGTTAGCTTTTGCTTGTGAATCACTTTCGTTGGTCATACCTGGACCCATGATCAGGTAATCAACTTCAATCTCGTCTTTATTAGAGAAGTAATTATAACCTGTAAGAATAGCACCGAGTTGAGGCTCCATACTACCGTTATCACCGTAATCATTACCACCTGCAAGGGGATATGATACTGAACCAAGTGAAGCAAAGTGATTATTTGCTGCAGTTTGACCCCACAGACCCTGAGCAACTGTATATGGTGTGAATTGTGTTGAGGTTGAGAAACCAGAGGCTCTTGGGATTGTGTTGTAGTAAGTATCTTCTTTGATTGATGGGTTGTAACCAGCAAAGATATACTGAGAATTTAATGCCAGATAATCTTTATAATATGTCTTAGTAGGTGAATCTCCATCTGCCTCAGCATCAGATGCCTTAGACAACGAGACAAATCTCTCAAGGATGTTACCCTGGATACCAGTTACATCACCCGTGTCATCTACAACGACAACGTGAATTGCGTCGTTACTTCCTTTTCTCTCAGTAACATATTGTGTGTCAACTGGTCTTGGAGCGATATTTTTCCAATACAGTGTGGAATTGGTCAAACCAAGTGTCTGTTGATCATACCAGTCATTTACAGAACCTCCAGTGACAGTAGAAGTATATGCTACTCCAGTTGAAGGAATGATTGTCAGAGTATCTGAAGCATTGAAGGATGAACCATCGAAGCCCTGTTGATATTTTACTGTGGTAAACGTTCCTGCAGTAGAAACTCTATTGAAGAATGTGACTCCAAGACCAACACTCGTTACAGAGTTAGCAACACCTGTTGCCACTGTAACAGTCGATGAGGTAAATGCAGTTACCTTCAATGCAATATTGTTAGTGAAGGAAACGAACTGAGTTCCTGCATCAACATGTGTTGTCGAAAGACCTGAAGAACTATTGATACTTACAGTTGTGGCACTTGTAGCAATAGTGGCAGAGTTTGTAGTAATACCAGTTGTTTGATAGTCATCTGTACCTGGGACTTGTCTACCAAGGACTCTTACTTCAATTGAACTGTTTGAATTCACTGCATCAGTATTGACACCAGTGATGATACCTTTCAGTGTACCAGTAAAATTATTGACAGAACCTTTACCAGGGATACTTACATTTGTTCTTGCTACAGATACACCATATCCTACAACTAAATTTAATGATCCTGGATTGGTTGATGCAATACTAATGATTTGGTCTGCCTTGTTGTCAATAGTACAAACTCTTAAACCATCACCCCATCGACCAGGATTTCTGGTTGAGTAATAATAAGTATTATCTGATGTGTGATTAAGTTCATAATCATCCTTGTTCTCAATCAGAATAGTCGTACTAGCAGCACCAACACCTGCATTAGCATTGTTCAGGTTATTGTCACTGACTCTGACAACTTTAAGGATTCCACCATAGGAGAGGAATGAACTAGCGGTCATCCAGTACTCATACTGTCTATCAGTACCGATTGGCTGTCCAAAAGTATCCAGGAATTGCTGTTGAGTCTCGATGGTGATTGGCTCGTTTACAGGTCCGATTGAAAATGGACCAGCGATAGCACCAATGTTGTCAAGAACGTTCTCAGCTCTTCCAACAGTTAAGTCAACTTCCCTGACTAATACTCCTGGAGATAATTGAGGAGTAGGCATTGTTTATCTCTCCTGTGGGTCTCAGTTTAACTATTAATATTTAGAAATTTGACCTTTTTGAGAGGGTAAACAGGACGTAAACTACCAATCTGGATATTCCCACCTTGACTTGGGTAATTTATCCCTTTTCCTTTCTTTGACAGCTTCTATAAAACACTGCTTACAAATGTATGAATATGAAGAGGGAACTGCTCCTCTATCTTTTCGTGTTCTATAAAACCCATCAACCAAATTCTTTACCTCTCCACAACTCTTACATTTTCTATCTGTTAAAAATAAGTGATTGATTTCTAGTTGTTCATCTAAATCCATTAGTAATCCCAGAGAGTCCAACCACCCGCAGTATTTCCATATTCATCCATTGTAGGAGCAGTAGTCCATCTATCACCCTCGCTATCAACGAATGCACTCTCATCAAGACCGTCGTTCAGGAATCCAAATGGAGCCATGTCCTGTTCAATTTGATTCTTCTGTTCTTCGTATAATCTCTTACGAACATCCTGATCAGTCAGTTCCTTAAAGTAATCTTGTGCAACTAACCATGCATAGATGACAAGACACATTGCCAAGTCATCATTACACCCTTCTTCTGCTTCAAAGGAATTACCTTTTGAAATAAATGTGGTGAGTTCCGATATAATCTCATAGTCATTCAACAGCAACTTATTTTCTTCAATCATCGTCTTCAAGTTGAGTGATCCCACCTTCTTGACAGTCTTGGACATCTTGACACCAAGTTGTGTTTTAGTTCCAGAGAATCCTTGTCCGACAACTTGACCTGCTCTACCTCTCATTGCACACATGAGAAGGTTTTGATATTCAAGATCATATTGTAGAATAGAAGCTATCTGGTCTCCAATGTCATTTACCTCACAAAGTATAAATGCATTGTTATATGACTTAGCAACTTCCCAGATAATGTTGGGGAACAACATTGGTTTGATCGTATTATTACGATATTTGGCAACTACCTTATGTGGGAAAGTTGTGATGTCGGCAACGATAAATGCTGAGTAATCTTCTCCAACACCTCTAGCAACGTCAACTGTAATTACATAATCATTGTCTTTCTTTGGTTGTTCGTGAACGTCAAGTCCAGCATTTTGAGTTAATGGATTATCATAAACTAAGGATTTTAATTTACTGGGAGCAATCAAAGTATCGACAGATCCAAGGAACTCACACTCAAACTCAATCTTGAATTGTTGCTCAGATGTGTTCTTGATGGTCTGTTCTTTCCAGACTTCATCCCTACCTGGTACCTCTGACCAATGAACGTCTGTCGGTACATATTCGTTTGCACCTTTCTCCGCATCATGCCACATACGGTAGAAGTGATTCATACCGTGTGGGGTAGAGACGATGATTACCTTCGTTGATTTACCAGAAGTAATAGTAGGATAAACAGAGGCAAAGAAGGCATCTGCAATATGGTTTGGAACGAAGGCAAATTCGTCGAGGAAGAGAATGTTAAACGACATGCCTCGGACAGCACTTGCAGACGTAGAAGCTGCCAATATCTTACTGCCATTTTCTAATTCGATGTTTCCTTTATTCCAGACCAGGATTCCTTGTTGCATCCATGTCGGGAGGTTTTCATATGCTGTGGCAAGTCTTGCAAGAAGTTCTCTAGCAGTCGTTGCCTTGTTTGCCAGGATACCTATATTAACACTATCATTGAAAATTGCATAGTGTAAAAGATAAGACACACACGTAGTAGACTTACCAGTCTGTCGTGGCATCTTACAGATATTGAATCTGTTCTCGTGGAAGTTGTTAATTAACTTTTCCTGAAAGTCATAGGTCTTGAATGGTTGTAGACCATGATCCAGAGTTACAATCTGGACATAATTTCGTGCAAAGTAAACTGGATCATCTTTACATTTAATATACTCTTCAATTTGTTCTTTCGTAA